GGGGGGGTAGCCCTGCTGACGATTTATTAAATCGCCTGATTCGTTGGGTTCAACCCCAGGAATCACCCCCCACTGCGGCAAATCAGGATAAAGAAGCCTGAGGTCCGCTGGACTGGCTTAACCTAGCCAGGTCCACGCCCATATAGTGGCAGTTGTATGGGCATCAACGTAGAATCCAGGCTCGAGTGCCGCCTCTTGAATTAACAGAGGATTGGCATACTTGTCTGGTGTATTACCTGAAGTTCCCCGAGTCAGCTCCTTTCGCAGGAGCTCAAACCAATTTGGTTCGCGTAGGGCTAATGCCCGTGCGACAACTCTGGGGATACGATGTTCAAACCGTTGAAGATGGAAATTCCACCTTCTTCGATAGAAAACATCATTACTGGCTCTAGATTCAGACATCACGCAGCAAGGTAGCTGCATAGATGATCTAGGCAAAGGGATGGTATGTGCGTTATCAATTACTGAGATAACTCTTAATACTTCACCCTCACCAAACTTGGCGATAAAATTGTTAGCCAAGTCCGAGTCAGTGGTAATACTACTACTCGACGAGCAAAGGGCCTTCCGCATTCTAACGGGAGTGACATCATAACCATTATGATACTCACCTCCGCACGATTCGCGAAAGGGTCCGCTTGCGTACGACTTTGAACGGTTGACCAAAAGGCCAACAGATTCCAAGCCGTCAATAACGGTGCCTGCTAAATCAGTGGGCACAATTATATCGTCACCGTACACGAAGACTTCCGATTTACGGGTTAGTCTCCATGTACTCGCGCAGGCAATCGCCCAAAAGACGAGTGCCTCTACCGGAAAGCAACAGGAGCTGCCCATAGGGGCGAACTTCTGAAGCTCAACCACCTCACCGTTCGGGAGTTTCGTGCGTTCGGAGCGACAAGCTTCGAACGCTGCGACCCAGTTCTCGGGAAAAAGTTCCCTGACCAGGTTCAACGAAACTCTATCCGATGCGTCAGTCAGATCGAGAGTTGCCATACGGCCAGTTAAACTAGCCTCATGAGCCAACTCCTGATTGACCCCTTGGTCTACAAAATTAATGTAGCCCTTGGTAAGATGATGAGTCCCGAGGATTTCGTACAACTTTCGCATGAGACCTTGCTGAATAAACATTAATTCAGCGGGCTCACACGATATAATACGTGGACCTCGAGAATCCTTTGGGACGAGACAAACTCGTGCCATCGGATCTGACTCTACTGACTTCTCCAAATCTCCATAGTCATCAATTAGATGGTCATAGGAGTAGAAAAAGTAGTCAGGATATGAGAAGACTGCATCAAGCTTCGGGTAATACCTAAGCGTATGCCACTTCGCATGATTTGGCGTCTGACAGGCGGTTGCACCGCTGCCATGTCTAGGTCGTATATCAAGAGGATCTGAATTACACAAGACCCTCCGAATGATAAGCCTAGCCCTATCCACGATAGGGAGCTCCTTAAGGAGCTCCGGCGTGAAGAGGGAGAGTCCTTCATCCACTTCTTTAAAGTGAGTGAGAAAGGACTCGACGACATCCTGATCATAGTCAACTTCCAGTTTATAGAAAATGTAAGACAATTGCCTTACACAATCTACCGCTAAAGAATCACCCCTTAACGCGAACTCAAAGGCTTTTCCCAAAAAGTGGGGTATGCCGTCAGGTGATTTAGAAAAATCATCTGGCCCTACGAATTCACCCATAAGTTGAACGAGCTCGTATTTGGAAGCAGTTTTACCCGCTTCTTTTACACAAGACACGTTCTGGATGGAGAAGTAGGAATCAAGTGCCTTGCCCAAACTGGGTAAGGTATGCGTTAAGAATGTGATCCCCTCATTAGCTAAGCGAGTCGAAAAAACGAGTAAATCTACCTCGTCGACATACTTAGCATAGCGATGGTTATTCGCCAGGTTGATCCATACCTCGCGGTATTGATCAAGGCTCTTCCGGTTACCTATGTTATTCATAGACGACCTCCGAAGAACGTACCCATGGCCTAACCAGGTTACAAACCCTCTCAGACACCTAACAGTGGAAAAGAGTCGCTCGCAAACTACTACTGAACCGTAAACCTACTAAAGTAATACAGAAGTAGGATGGTCAGGGTAGCTGATAGTCCTCCTAGTATGAAAAACACTAGGCGCGTACCGGCAGTGCCGGGAAGCATACAATGAGTATCATTATACTTCATTGTTGAGGATCTTCGTCACATTAGCATTCGCGCCGCCTTCAACTAAGAAGTCGACGAGTTTGTTTACGTTCTCAAGGATGAGAGCGTTCGTGACTGCAGTGTTAGGTGGGCGAACGATCACGATATAAACCGAGATCGTCGCAGGCACCAAGAGAGTATCGACAACTGTTTCGTCGATACGCACCAGATGCCTTGCTTCGCCGCCCTTACCTGTCTCATGAGAGACGGATAAGAGTTTTTCTGATGGGGCCGTAAGGCCCGCCACAGAATACTCGCTCTTATTCAGATCGGCCGCCCGGAGATCAAACACGCTTAAATTCGTGTCGACATCCGTTGCGGAGTCCTTGGATAAGGAGAGAGGGTTAGGCAGGGACATGTATACATCCTTTCCCGAATTGGGGAAGTTAGCGCGAAATAAATCACGCGGTTTACGGCTAAAAGTGGCCGTGCAAGATAACGCCTTTAAAAACGTTACTTGCCAAGAACCAAACTGAGCGCTAAGCCCAATTGGTTACGAGTGGGGGTCTTCCAACCCTGGTCAGTTGCTATTTGATAGCTAGGACCAGCTGGAACACGTTGAAAAAACTTCTCAACGCGATGAGACCCTGCATAATCGGACGGAGGCACCTGACCGGCAATGCCGTTATTGTGCGTCCGACAATCGATTACCATCGTTTCCTTATTCTGGAGATAAGAATCCTCCAGTTTTATCGGAAGCTCCAAAGTATCAAACTTGAACCTTTCACAAATACTTCCGACGTCGAAAAACCAATCGACGACGAAAGAGAAAGGAATAGCATCCCAGATGATATTTGGATTCAGCTCAAACCCAAGCGAGTCAAGGGCACCCCTCAACATCTTCTCCAAGTCGGACATTGCGGTAATCCGCATAGGCCGATATGAGATGTGGGCGGTGATGTGACGCTGTATAGAAACAGACCACACCACGGATCCCCAACTGGAAACAGTTGAAGATCCTGACTTGCTGACAGTGTCCTTAAGAATCTTCACGTGGCGCTTCTTAAGCTGACCTAGTGAGCGATTCCATTCCCGTAGCTTTTGTTGTAGGTTCCGAATCGCGCTTACCATGGCGGATATATCCCCAATAGTGGGTATCCATCCGTACTGGTAATTGAGGTTCGCATTCGCAACATTGGCTATGAGACTTCGTCGACCATTCCAGAGCTTCCAGAGTGAACTAATCTGTGCGAAATCTAAAATAAAATTCGGCACAGACACCTCTGTAAGATCGGGCCTCATGCGATCAAAATATTGATTCATGATTGATTGAGGCTGGGAAAGGGCTGCTTCTTGATAAGCAATACCCAATGCGGCCTTCGCCGCAGCCTGACCAATGGCAGAGCCTGCAAACTCGTTCTCTACTGTATCCCCATTATTCTCACTGTGAACAGTGGGATTGTTTGGCCATGGATTTCGATTGTCCACGGTCGGGGAGTAGCCGAAAGAGTATTCTACCTGTTTGTGCCGACACCAGTTGCTCAGTCCTTGTTCGGACTTGGGCCTGGTGGCATAAGAGATCTCTTCAACGAGGGAACCGAGGCGTTTAACGCCACCGGCCCCCTCCCAGATGAGGTGTCCATCGCTAATGGCAGTTTGCCTAGTATTAGGGACTGTCACGTCACGAAAAACACTACGACTCTTATGCTTACCGCGTGAGCGGTAGTTGGCTACAGGCATGAATTTGGCTCCTTAGACGAAGTGAACACACGCCACGCTTTGCAGCGTGAACGGTGATAGCGCATTTCAGCGCGAAAGGAGGGGGGTTCCTTGGAAG